AAACAAACACTTATTGATCCGGCACTTTATGGCAACAGCCTAAGTGATCTACGAGGTACACGCGTTGATGTTGCATTTGTTTGTGTCCCTACTCCTATGAGTGAGGATGGATCAATTAACTCATCTATTGTAGAACAAACCGTGAGGGATTTGACAGCAATTACAACTGGGTTGATTGTGATTAAATCAACAGTCATTCCAAGTGTTGTTGCAGATTTATCTGAAGCCAATCCTCAGGTAATTTATAATCCAGAATTTCTTACAGAAAAGAATGCACTGGATGACTTTATTAATCCACCGATGCATGTCTTTGGTGGTGAAAAAGGTGCTACTGCCAAACTGGAAGAAATCTATAAGGAACACTCCCGTTGTAAACCATGTCAAGCATTCCATATGACTGCACTGGAAGCATCATTTGTAAAATATGGAATTAATTCATTCCTTGCTACCAAGGTATTGTGGATGAATCAGTTCCAGGATCTTTGTGATAACTATCATGCAAAATATAATGTTGTGGCAAATGCAATTGGTTCAGATTCCAGAATTGGTCATAGCCATATGCAAGTCCCTGGCCCAGACGGCCGTAAGGGCTATGGTGGTGCTTGTTTCCCTAAAGATACAAAAGCTTTTTCACATTTTGCAGAAGGTCAACTTACAGTACTAGATAAGGTGATTGAAGAAAATAATCTTTACCGTAGCATGTATGAATTAGATGATCGTGAAAAAGAACAAAATGTGGTTTACATTTGATCAGGTATGTGTTATAATATACACATAAGGAGAAATATATGGCAAAAATTTGCATTACCGGTGGCGCTGGATTTATTGCTTTTCATCTAGCTCAAGAATTACAAGCAGCAGGACATGCTGTTTATGGGTTTGACAATTTTAATGATTATTATGATCCAGCGCTTAAACGAGCAAGACAACAAAAACTTGCAGAAAAAACAATTCCGATTGTTGAATTGGATCTAAAAGATCCTGACAAACTATCCGAATATATGAAACATCATAAATTTGATTTGGTTATGCATTTGGCTGCATATGCAGGTGTTAGACATTCTATGGTCGAACCAGAAAAATATGTCCATAATAATGTTGTCGGTACACATAATTTAATTGAAGCTTGTTGGTCTGCAGATATTGAAAAAGTCATTTATGCTTCTACTTCTTGTGTAATGGCTGGTAATGAATTACCATGGAATGAATCAGAAAAACTTGGATATCAATTAAATCCATATGGTTATACAAAAGCAACAAATGAATCACAGTTTATGGCTTCAACAATTCCAGTTACTGTAGGTCTTAGATTCTTTACAGTATATGGTCCGTGGGGCCGACCAGATATGGCTCTTTTTGATTTTACACGTAAGATCATTGCTGACGAGGAAATTGAACTATTTAATTATGGTGATATGATTCGTGACTTTACATATGTCGATGATATTGTTCAAGGAATTAGTATTATTATAGAAAAAAGTTTGACGGATAGGTTTGCAAAAGAAATATATAATATTGGCAATGGAAGACAAGTCCAACTTATGGACTTTGTACAAAACATTGAAAAACAACTTGGTCGTACGGCAAAGAAAAATCTTGTTCCAAAACATCCAGCAGACACACAAGCAACTTGGTCTGATACAACAAAATTACAGGCTTTAGGATATAAACCTAAAACTTCTATTGAACTGGGTGTAGAAAAATTTGTCGAATGGTATAAATCATATTATGGAGTAAACTGATGATTGTAGCTCTTACTGCATCAACTTTTGATCTTTTACATGCAGGTCATATTGCAATGTTACGAGAAGCAAAAGCACAATGTGATCATCTCATTTGTGCATTACAAGTTGATCCAAGTATGGATAGACCAGAAAAAAATTCACCAGTTCAAAGTTTGGTAGAAAGACATGCACAACTAGCGGCTGTAAAATATGTCGATGAAATTTTACCATATTGTAGTGAAAATGACCTTTTAGATATTATTAATATGTATCCCATTAATGTTAGAATTCTAGGTGAAGAATATAGAGATAAAGACTTCACCGGAAAGGATGAATGCCGTAAACGTGGCATTCAGTTATACTTTAATAAACGTGAACACAGATTTAGTTCTAGTGATTTACGAAAAAGGGTAGCAGAAAAGGAAAATAAAAATGTCTCAAACTCAGGAATGGATTAAACAAAAATTCAAAGAAGAAAAAAAACTCGGTGTAAATACCGAATATACAAATATGAGGCTCACTGCAGAAATTGAACAATTAAAGAATAGAATAAAACAACTTGAGACAGATATGGCATATCAAACATATGCTACTAGCCCTGAAGAACAACGAATTTATAATCTAAGGAGAACAGATTAACATGTCAATTATGGATAAACTCAAAAAGAATTCTAAATTAAAAGCTACAGAAATTCTTTCTGAGTCCAAATTTTTTAATGAAAAGGACATGGTTGCAACAGATGTACCTATGGTAAATGTTGCATTATCAGGTTCTACTGATGGGGGTTTAGCGCCAGGACTTACAGTCCTGGCCGGACCTTCAAAACACTTTAAAACATCATTTGCTCTTTTAATGGCAAGTGCATATATGAAAAAATATAAAGACTCTGTTATGCTTTTTTATGATTCAGAGTTTGGTTCACCACAAGCTTATTTTAAACAATTTGAAATCGACACATCGCGAGTATTGCACACTCCTATTACAAATGTCGAGGAATTAAAATTTGACTTGATTGGACAACTTGAAGGGTTGGAACGATCAGATAAAGTTATTATTGTGATTGATTCAATTGGTAATCTTGCATCCAAAAAAGAAATGGAAGATGCCATTAATGAAAAATCCGTGGCAGATATGTCTCGTGCAAAAGCACTTAAAGGTTTGTTCCGTATGACAACACCTTATCTTGCCATGAAGGATATTCCACTTCTTGCAGTTAACCATACCTATCAAGAAATTGGTCTTTTCCCTAAAGCCATTGTATCAGGTGGTACAGGTATTTACTACTCTGCAGACAATATTTGGATTCTTGGTCGTAGACAAAACAAAAAAGGAACAGAAGTTACTGGTTACGATTTTGTAATTAATGTGGAAAAATCACGTTATGTAAAAGAAAAATCTAAAATTCCTATTACAGTATCCTGGGAAGGTGGAGTTGAAAAATATTCTGGACTTTTGGAAGTTGCAATGGTTGGTGGATATGCCAGAAAACCAAGCAATGGTTGGTATGAAGCAATGAATCCTTCCACTGGTGAAGTACTCACTGGTAAAACACGTGAAGCAGGAACTTTGGAACCAGATTTTTGGAACCCAGTTTTTGAACAAACAGATTTTAAAGATTATCTTAAAAGAGCATATACTATTGGATACAAATCTGAAATTGATATGGACGCATTGGTAGATGAAGCATAAAGAAAATAATACATATTCACTTATACCAGGCGATGATGGTGATCAACATTGGAAAGTAAGATTCCTTGAAGGTCCTTATTCAGAGACTGTAATTCAATACGGTGCTATTAGTATTGATGGTCAAGATGATGGCAGAATGACTTTTAATTTCCTTATTGAATCTTCTCCAGATGAAGATTTAACAGTTGATGATGTTGATTTGCAATTATGGGCAGGTGATGTATTACACGAAATCATTAGAGATGCAATTGAAAATGATTATGCAATTTTAACTGATAAGGAAGATTAGATACTTGCAAACAAATCTTGAACAAACAATTCTTCGTAATATTTTAACAGACGAAAGGTACATGCGTAAGGTTTTACCTTTTGTTAAACCGGATTATTTTGAGGGTGTTTATAGAATTTTATTTAAGGAAGCAGGAAAATTTGTTGGTAAATATAATAAATTGCCAACCGCTGAATCATTTAAAATTGAATTAGATCAAACAGACAAACTCACAGGCGAACAGTATAAAATTGCTGTTGATATTTTACCACAATTATTTTCTAAAGATGCCATTGATGAACAATGGCTACTTGATACTACTGAAAAATGGTGTCAAGATAGAGCGATCTATAATGCTATCATGGAATCCATTTCAATTATTGATGGCAAACATGAAACAATGACAAAAGGTGCTTTACCTGATCTATTAACTAAAGCATTAAGTGTTGCATTTGATACTAATGTCGGTCACGATTATGTGGAAAATTATGAAGAAAGATACGATTTTTATCACACCGAAGAGGATCGTATCCCGTTTGATCTTGAATATTTTAACAAGATTACAAAAGGTGGTGTACCTCGTAAGACACTTAACATTGCCCTTGCAGGTACTGGCGTTGGCAAGTCTTTATTCATGTGTCATGTTGCTGCTGGTGCTCTGGTAGAAGGCAGAAACGTATTATACATAACTATGGAAATGGCAGAGGAAAGAATTGCAGAACGTATTGATGCAAATCTATTAAATGTACCAATTGATCAACTACCTAATTTATCAAGAGAAATGTTTAGGACAAAGGTTGAGGATATTGCACGTAAAACAACTGGTAAGCTTATTGTAAAGGAATATCCTACCGGTTCTGCACACTCTGGACATTTTAGAGCATTATTAAACGAATTAAAATTGAAACGTCAATTTGAGCCAGATATTATTTTTATTGATTATTTGAATATCTGTGCATCATCAAGAATGAAAGGAATGGGTGGTGCTATCAACTCTTATAGTTACATTAAAGCAATTGCTGAAGAGCTTAGAGGACTGGCGGTGGAGTTTAATGTACCGATTTTCTCGGCGACTCAAACGACGAGGTCGGGCTATGGCAATTC